TGCTTTATTAGCCGATACAGATACAGGGTTCTATCGGGTTGGCGCGAATAACATTGGGTTGGCAACTGGCGGCGTTTTAGCTTTTAGTGTTGACGCATCCCAAAACGCTACGTTCGTTGGCGCTATCTCAGTAGACGACACAACCGACAGCACCTCCGGCACCACAGGCAGCATACACACTGACGGCGGACTAGGTGTTGCGAAGAGTCTATATGTTGGCAACAATCTGATTGCAGACTTAATTACGCCTACACACATAGCCATGAATGGTTTGGCTACTAATCCAGCATCTGATGGCAATTTCACCCTCGCTATCGGTGGTATTGGATCGACCGGCGCTGGTGTGTTGCAGATTGTTGGCGATGCAACAAGTGCCGTTAGAAATGCTGGCATCACATTTGTTGCGGATAACGGTGGGGCGTTTACAAAAGTTGCAAAAATTAACCAAAAATACACAACAGGTCAGGCTTCCGGTGAACTAGTATTCCAAACCAAAACACAAGCTGGTACACTTTCTACTGCACTAACTCTACAAGATGATAAAGATGCAGTGTTCGCTGGAAACATTGTTATTCCTAATGATGGTAACATTGGTTCTGCTGGTGATGCAGATGCCATTGCGATTGCATCTAATGGTGTTGTGACATTCTCTCAAATACCAGTTATGCCAGCAAACTCCATTGATAGTGATGAATATATAGACGGTAGTATCGATAGAGCGCATCTTTCCGCTGATATCATTGATGGTACTAAGATTGCTGATGATGCTATTGATAGTGAACATTACGCAGCGGATTCTATTGATGAAGAGCATATTGCCAATGATGCCGTTGGTTCAGCAGAACTTAAAACTCTCTCAACCCGCTTAATTAACAACGCAGCTGGATCAACCTTGAAAACATTGCATGGTGCTGGTGCATAAATACCAATAACATGGGATCGAGTCGTCTAAATAGATGACAGGAGAAATTAAAATATGATTAAAATTTATTTATTCCTCATTATTATGGGTGTACTTGGGGCTGTAGGCTATGGTGGGTATATGTATTATAAGGATACTCAGCAACGTATTGCTACACTCACTGAGAATAATGCAAAACTTGAAACTGCGGTTCAAATCAGCGAACAGAGTGTTGAAACTTTGCGGGGTGATATCATAAAAAACGCAGAACTAAATAGAGAACTACAAGATGAATTACAGGTTGCAGAGAAATATGGAGATGAACTTCGTAACACTCTGCGAAAACATAACCTAACACACTTGGCCAACAAGAAGCCGGGTCTGATAGAAAAGAGGATGCAAAATGCGACCAATCGTTTATGGAACGATCTTACTGTTATCACTAACCCTCCTGGGCGGGTGCAGCCTGATGCCGACACCAAAGGTAGTGACGGTAACAAAGATGGTAAAGACGGAAGTTCCAATAGTAGCAAGACCAAAGCAAGTAAAGCTAAATGATATAAAAATCTATGTAGTATCCAAGAGGAACTATGCTGAGTTTGTTAAGGTATATGCGAAGAAGAATGGTGCTGATTCATATATTGCATTATCCGTTAAGGATTATGAGAATCTTGCGCTGAACTTTGCCGAGCTCAGGAGATATATAGAACAACAAAAACAAATAATCGTCTATTACGAATCTGCGATAAAACCAGATATTAAAAACAAGGAATTAAAAAATGGGAAAGTTCAATAATAAAATTTCAGCGGAATTTCATCCACCCAAGAAGTGGATTTTAGAACGAGCTCTCTCTTATCAGAATGATGATATTGATACCAAAGCTCTGGAGGGTGTTGGTATTAAATGTCCCAGAAACAGGATCACATGTAAAAAAGGATTCAAAACTGATCTTGCATCTACTCCTAAAATTCTTTGGAACATTATTGCACCTTGGGATATTGCTAGAGCTGCAATTATTCATGATCTTCTTTATCTAAGGATTCGTCAACACCGTAGGAAATTACAGAAGACTCTTGGTGGTGAAAATTATGCAATAATTACCAAAGCAAAGAAAGCCGCAGACAATGTATTTTTGATGGCAATGAGGGATGCTAATCCTAATGTACCATCTTGGAAAATTAATGCAGCATACTATGCAGTTGTATCTTTTGGGCGGTGGTCAATTATTCCAAGAGAGGGTGATTAATAATGGTAGAGAGCTTCTCTCAACCCAGAATGGTAGAGAATTGGGAAATGATTTATTGTAATAATTGCGGCTACGAATCTCACTGTGGAACGAATAAGATGAAAGATTTTAGACGTTCTCCCTATAATCATGGTATTGAAGGTGTAACAGAAGTATGTAAATATTGTAGGTGTGAGAAATGCACATCACCTGATTGGGGTTAGGGAACAAAATGTCGGAAAGTTATAACATTATAAATTGTAATCGGTGTGGCCATAAATGTCACTGTGACAATCTTGTTTGTTCTCACCTACTAGGTGTAGGAATGTCTGACAAATATACTCAATGTGGGTGTGGTGTATGCGAATGTACATCTAATCGATCCAACTCGCCGGGGGATTAATATGTGGTTTTTTTTAATAAGTAGTATTGCCTCCAGTATTATTGGAAATGCTGCTGACACTTGGTTTGCTGATACCAAACTAGGTAAGTGGTTCTACCGTAAAGTTGATGATGTTGCATCATGGGCATCTAGGAAGTTGGGATTGAAGGTTCTAGCAGATGAAATAAGTTGGAAGACGAAATGCCCAAATGTCGCAGTAAAAATCGACAACCTAGAAGCCAGAATTAAACAACTAGAGGAGAAAAAATAATGTTCAATTGGATTAAAAATCGAGTAACGGAACGTACCTCATGGGACGGCGGCGCACTTATCGCTGTTGGTCTTGTGGTGTTGTTCCTTGGACCCTTCGCAAAGTATGCTGCACTTGCAGCAATTGTATGGGGTGTTCTAACTATGTTGAAATCTGAAGACTGATTATGGCTGGGTTGGAGACAGAAGTTAAACTCCTTAAAAAAGAGTTGCAGGACCAAGCAAAAATACATGACCGCTTGGATATTGCAATTGAGAAACTAACCGATGTCTCCAACTCAATTCATCGTATGCTTGCCGTGCATGAAGAGAAGATTTCTCGACAAGAAGAAGCAACGGCAGCAGCAGACACCAAACTAGAGATTCGCCGTAGTGAACTATCCAGTAAGATAGATGAACTTCACTCCCGTATTACCACAAACACCAAAGAGATTATGACTGCTGCTGCAACACAACATACAGAGCAGAACAAAGAGATACAAAAGATTAAGGACGAACTTGCTGCAAGGGTAGGCGTCCTAGAGAAATGGCGACATGTCCTTATAGGGTGTTCTATTGTCGCAGGATTTATGTTACATAAATTTATAAATTTTGGGGGTTGACAATTCCTCATAGTTATGTTACTATCTATGAATGTCATACATTGATACAAAATATCTAAACATTATCAGTTCCCAACTTCAGCAGTTCAAGAAGAAGGGCGATAATCTATGGAACTTCCGTTGCCCCTATTGTGGGGATTCCAAAAAATCACGCACCAAAGCTAGAGGATTTGTCTTCCGTAAGAAGAATGACCTGTTCTTTAAGTGTCACAATTGTGGTGTTGGGGCATCCCTTGGCAATATGATCAAGACGTTAGACTCAAGAACTTACAAAGACTATATAATGGAACGATATAAAAAAGGGGTCGAAACTCGTAGTAGTCCCCAACCGGAGTTTCATTTTAATGCACCAGTGTTTCGCAAAAAAGGCATTCTTAAAGGTCTTAAATCTATTAAAGACTTGCCCAAGGAACACCCCGCAAGACGCATTGTTGAGAAGAGAAGGTTACCACCTGAGTCGCTCTCCGATTTATATCTATGCGAGTCATTTTTTAAATTCACGAATTCGATAATACCGAAGAAGTTTCCTTCCTTGGATGGTGATCATCCAAGATTACTTATTCCATTTCGTGATGAGAATGGTGAAGTTTTTGCTTATCAGGGTAGGGCCTTTGGTAATGAACAACCTAAGTATATCACCATCAAGATTGATGCTGATCGTGACAAGATTTTTGGTCTGGATAAAGTAGACAGGAGCAAACCTATCTACGTTGTTGAAGGCCCGTTAGATAGTCTGTTTCTAGATAACTGCATTGCAGTAGCTGGAGCAGACTTTAGTAATATGGAAGGTGACCTTACGGTTATCTATGACAACGAACCTAGAAACAAGGAGATTAACAAACAGATAGAGAAGACAATCAATCAGGGGAAGAGCGTATGCATGTGGCCTGATAATATGAAATGTAAAGATATCAACGATATGATTATCGATGGGTATTCAAAGGAACAAATACAAGAAATTATAACAAATAATACCTTCTCAGGTGTCGCAGCAAAACTGAGGTTCGCTGAGTGGAGAAGGATATAGGAGCAAGACAAAAAATGAAAACCGCTGAAGTTGTATACCTCGAAACCACAGAAGAATATGTTGGAATTAAAATAGACAGAACAAAAGATCAATTTTTATCAGAACATGCAAGTAAATTACTCAAGGATTATTACCAGACTAAACAAGAAGTATCACCACAACAGTCATATGCGCGAGCAGCGGTTGCGTATTCAGATGGTGATATGGAACTGGCGCAGAGGATTTACAACTATGCAAGTTCCGGTTGGTTTATGTATGCGTCACCACTTCTATCCAATGCTCCTATGCCCGGTGAGAATACCAAAGCTCTTCCTATCTCTTGCTTTCTAACATACGTTCCAGACTCGCTGGATGGTCTTATTGACCATACCGCTGAGTTGCGTTGGTTGTCAGTTAAAGGTGGTGGTGTTGGTGGTCACTGGAGTGATATTCGTGCCGTGTCTGATAAGGCACCGGGCCCGATGCCATTTATCCATACAGTAGATGCTGATATGACCGCATATCGACAGGGGAAGACCCGTAAGGGGTCATACGCTGCATATATGGACATATCCCACCCTGATATTATTGAGTTCCTAAACATGCGTATTCCTACAGGAGATGTGAACCGTAAGAACCTCAATCTACATCATGCGGTGAATATCACTGATGCATTCATGAGAGCAGTAGAACGTGATGAGACATGGGATTTGGTGGACCCAAATGATGCAACGGCGCGTGATAGTATGAGGGCAAGAAAGTTGTGGGAGATTGTGCTAGAGACACGATATCGCACGGGCGAACCATACCTTAACTTTATTGATACATCTAATCGTGCGTTGCCACAGACCATGAAGGATAGGGGGCTCAAGATTAATGGGTCTAACCTGTGCAATGAAATCCACCTACCTACCAATGAAGACCGTACAGCAGTGTGCTGCTTGTCATCCGTCAATCTGGAGAAGTATGACGAATGGAAAGACACCACAATGATTCGTGACCTCATTCGATTACTAGACAACGTGCTTCAGTTCTTCATTGATAATGCTGGGGACGAGATTAGTCGTGCAAGGTATTCTGCTACACAAGAACGCTCACTTGGTTTGGGTGCGATGGGTTGGCATTCTTATCTGCACAAGCATCGTATTCCTTTTGAGTCTGAGATGGCAGAAACCAAGAACAACCAGATTTTTGAGTATATCAAATCGGAGGCAGTTGCAGAGACAGAGCAATTGGCAATAGAACGTGGTGAGTGCCCAGACATGGGGGGCACAGGCCGTCGTAACTCTCATCTACTAGCAATTGCACCCAATGCAAACACTTCAATCATCTGTGGTACGTCACCATCTATTGAGCCCAACAAGGCAAATGCATATACGCATAGAACCCGTGCTGGTTCCTATCTAGTTAAGGATAGGTATCTTGAAGAAGAGTTGGTGGAAGCAGGAAAGAATGATGCTGATACATGGAGCTCAATTATTACCAATGGTGGATCAGTTCAACATCTCAAGTTTCTATCTGATGAGGTGAAAGAAGTGTTCAAGACCGCTATTGAGATTGACCAAGACGCAATTATTTCTCTGGGGGCAGATCGTCAGAAGTATTTGTGTCAGGGGCAGTCGCTTAATGTGTTCTTTCCAGCAGGTGCGTCTAAGAAAGACCTACATAAAATACATTACAATGCTTGGAAGTTAGGCTGTAAGGGATTGTATTATCTACGCACAGAAACTTCAAACAAGGCAGAGAATGTGTCAACCAAGGTAGTGCGCGATGCACTGAAAGATTATGAGACTCAGGTAATGAGTCAAGAGGAGTGCGAATCGTGCAGCGGATAAGAGTAGTAACGAAATCAGATTGTCCATTTTGCAAAATGGCAAAAGGTTGGTTGAAGGAACATGCGTTTGAGTATGAAGAACAGTTGATTGACAACGAAGAGGAGCGCCTTGCGTTCTATCAGACCATCAATGGTGTTACAGAGGTTGTGGGTGAGATGAACACTCGTCGTATAAATTCTGTGCCACAAATTTTTATTGATGACAAGCGTATCGGTGGATACGATGACCTGATGAAGATAAGTGATGACTTACTAAAGAAGCGTAGTGGTGGTGGGTTGATGCAATTTAGTCAGACATATAAACCATTTCATTACCCTTGGGCAGTAGAGATTACCACACGACATGAGAAGGCACATTGGATTGAGGACGAACTTGATTTGTCTGAGGATGTGTCGGATTGGAAATCTGGTAAGGTCACTCAGGTTGAGAAAGATTACGTCACCAATATTCTACGTCTGTTCACACAGTCAGATGTTGCAGTGGGCCAGAACTATTATGATCAATTCATTCCCAAGTTTAAGAACAATGAAATCCGTAACATGCTTGGCTCGTTTGCTGCGCGTGAGGGTATTCATCAACGTGCTTATGCTCTGCTGAATGAGACACTTGGATTACCCGACAGTGAGTATCATGCGTTTCTTGAGTACAAGGAAATGGTCAACAAGATTGAGTTCATGCAGGAGGCAGATAATAGCACTATGAAGGGACTAGGACTTGCACTTGCAAAGTCTGTGTTCAACGAGGGGGTTGCACTGTTCGCATCGTTTGTCATGCTTCTCAACTTCCAACGGTTCGGTAAGATGAAGGGTATGGGTAAAGTTGTCGAGTGGTCTATTCGTGACGAGTCTATGCATGTTGAGGGGAACGCTAAATTGTTCCGACAGTTTTGTGTTGAGCATCCCAAGGTGGTTGATGATGAGTTCAAGGGAGACATCTATACGATGGCTCGCGTTGCAGTCAAACTAGAAGACAAGTTCGTTGATCTTGCTTACAAGATGGGAGAGGTTGAGGGTCTGGATGCGGCTGAGGTAAAGTCATATATAAGGTATATAACAGACAGACGTTTGTTGCAGTTAGGTTTGAAAACAAACTTTAAGGTGAAGGAAAATCCTCTGCCTTGGTTGGATTGGGTACTGAACGGTGCAGACCATACTAACTTCTTTGAGAACCGTGTTACAGAGTATGAGGTGGCAGGATTATCAGGTAACTGGGATGACGCATACCAAGAGGTTGCTGCATGAAATTAATAGTATGTGAAGATTGTGAGGCTGAGTTTCAAATAAAACACATGATGGATGAACATTATTATTTTATGAAGTTTTGTTCTTTTTGTGGTGGAAGTATTGAAGAAGAATTAAAGGATGAAATATCGTGGGATGAAGACGAGTGACTTGGCACTACAACGGCAAACCATTTACAAGCGAGATGATAGAAGATAACCTTGGGTTTGTTTATATAGTAACTAACAAAAAAAATAGTAAATTGTATATTGGTAAAAAAGGTTTAACATCAAAAAGAAAATTGCCTCCACTGAAGGGTAAGAAAAGAAAACGCATCAAGATAGTGGAGACTGATTGGAAAACTTATTGCGGTTCAAGTGAAGAAGTAAAGTTGTTAGTAGAAGAACACGGATTAGAATTGTTTGATAGAAAAATAGTTAGGCTATGCAAGTCAAAGGGTGAACTAAATTACTATGAAGCGAAACTTCAGTTTGAGACAGATTGTTTATTAAAACCAGATGAATACTATAATGCGTTTATCGGATGCAAAATAAGTCGTTCACACCTATTAAATAACCAAAACCCCCTAGTGCCCTAGTGGTAGTTGATGCAGAATACTTTATAAGGATACATAATGAATGAATTTTAATATTTTAGATCGTAATGAATTATATGAAACCTTAAAGCCTAATGATAATTTACAAATTAAAAAAAATGTTATTGGTGAGTTCACATACTATTCTATTGACAATTTTTTAAAAAATCCTTTAGACACAATTGCAATTTTCAAGAACTGGCCCGCTTTGGATGGTCATGTGTATACCCCCGGCGCAAGACAAAATTTTACTCCTATGGATTTAGTTCCGATAATGAAAACATACCAACATATGTTGACACAATTAGGATTTACCACTGATGTTACAAAGTCTATAACTTCTACTATAATAGCCTGGAAAAATATGCAAGTCTGGAAAAATTCATGGATGCCTCATCATGACAGGAATAAAGTAATATGTAATATATGGCTATGTGATTATGAGGGGGGGACCGCGTTTTATAAATATAAGGAACGCTATAATAATGAAGATTTAATTTTACCAAAAGGATATAAAAATCTTAACAAAAAGATTTTTGTTCCTTGGCAAAATTTTGAAGGGAATGAAGATTGGGAATTATATCATATCATACCCAGCATATTTAATACTTTGGTATTATATGAAGGGAAAAACTTTCATGGGACTTATGCGTCTTTTGATGAAAGGTATAGATATTCTATTCAAACATTTGTACCGTACTATGGTGAGATTACATAATGAATGAGTGGGTTGAGCAATACAAACAATATCATGCAAATCTAAATACTAACTATCCAGGTAACAATTTAAAACCTCAGTTACAACATATAAAAGATTTGGTGCAGGATACTAAAGCCAAGACGCTTCTTGATTTTGGATGCGGTAAGGGTTTGCAGTATACCAAATACAACTACCATAAAGAGTTTGGTGTTATGCCTTCTTTGTATGATCCTGGAGTACCAGAATTTGACACATTACCAGAAGGTAAATTTGATGGTGTGTATTCTACAGATGTAATGGAACACATTCCTAAAGAACAACTTCCAGAAATATTTGAAACCATATTTGGAAAGGCAGAGAAATTTGTCTTTCTTGCAATATGTACTAAACCTGCTATAGCGATATTACCAAATGGGGAGAATGCTCATTGTACTGTTGAGCCTATAGGATGGTGGAGAACTATGATAGAGAAATACGCACCAAAACGTGTTTATACCCACCTAAAAACCTATGGAAATTGTAATAATTATGAAATTCTTAATGAAGACCTTTACTTAGATTGGTATTTGTCCACTATAAATATCCAAATCACCTAAATAATCCTATATAATATTTTATAGGAGTCGGTGATGGAAATATTTACTATAATCGCTGAACTTGGTTTTACGATCACTGCCGTTCTTGCTGGTGGTGCGTTTATCATTATTCTCTTAAAATATATATTAGCATCAGTGGTAGATTCCGCTGCGACATTGAATATGTTGATTACGGGATTAGACAACCGTGTCAAAACTATTAATAATGAAATTGTGAGACTAGACTCTTTGGTATGTCATGTGCTTGGCGTGAAACCAGATGTCCGTAGGATGTCTGCTGCCGATGGCAAGGAGGATGCCAGAAAGGACTAGTGTAATGGAAGAAATTATTAAAGCAGTCCAAGAACAGGGTATCACTATAGTCATGGCTGTGGGTATGGGTTATTTCATATTCTTTATATGGAGATACGTTACCCAAGAAATCCTCCCAGCATTAGAAAAAGCAACCAGAACCACCATCGGCCTTATTGATAGGATACGGATGCTGGATAATGACATGATACGAATGGATCAGAAGATTAACACCATAATTGAACTGAGGGATATAAAGCAGGAGAAGAAGGATGAGTAAAAACTTTTTCAGTCTAAAAACAGGTCATCATGCTTCAGATGAATTTTTTAAGAATCAGTCATTATGGCATGACAACGATCTTTTGAAATCCTTCTTATTGGGAATATTTATCGGTGGTATTGTTGTTTGGTTTTTTATGTTTATGAGTCTGGCCCATGCTGGAGATTTAACTCACCAGTGGAAGTCTCCTGCTTTTAGTGGACAGGGATACAGCGCACATGTTCTGACTATTGAGAACCAAGAGTTTTCTAGGAAACAAGCGCTTAAAGAAAAGAAGGAAGCAGAAGAGAGGCAATTAGTACGAGATGCTGCAAATACAAACCTCTCTAAATTTATGAAGAATGTAGAATCAAGAATATTTGCTCAACTATCTAAGCAACTTGTAGATAGTATGTTTGGAGAAAATGCTTCAACTTCCGGTACAGTTACTTTTGAGGGTACAACAATTAGTTACACCAAGAGTAGCGAAACCGTAGAATTAACGATTGTGGATGGAAATGGTAGTACGACTATTATCACTGTTCCTGTTGGTGACTTTACTTTCTAGTTGCAGTGTTGTGCTAGAGGAAGATGCGCCGGAAGAAACTTCGGCACCACTAATAGATGAACTTTTGACTATGCGGCCACCTATGCGTAAGGTTCCGGTGGCTGTGTATAAGTTCACTGATGTGACTGGGCAAAGAAAGCCTGGTAACAATCTTGCTCTGTTGAGTAGTGCTGTTACACAGGGTGGTGATATATGGCTGCTGCAAGCATTAACGAGGGCAGGCCATGGTGAGTGGTTTCAAGTCATTGAGAGAATGGAGCTGGAGAACCTACTAAAAGAACGACAAATTATACGAAACACGCGGAAATCGTATGATGGAAAAAAAGCAGAAAAGATTAAGCCGCTATTATTTGCAGGAGTATTACTGACAGGGGGTATAGTTGGGTATGATACTAATACGGAAACTGGTGGACTAGGTGTAAGATATTTGGGTATTGGTATATCTGATGAATATCGTAAGGATATGGTAACAGTGGCTTTACGATTAATATCGGTACAGACGGGTGAGGTGTTACTAGCAGTCAGTTCTCAGAAGACAATTCTGAGTACTAAGTTGTCTGCTACCGTGTTCAAGTTTTTGGATTTAGGAACGAAGTTGCTAGAGACTGAAGCAGGAATAACGGACAATGAATCTACAACCTATGCCGTGAGAAAAGCAATTGAACAAGCTGTCATAGAAATTATTAAGAGTGGTGAGAAAAAGAAACTTTGGGAGTTTAAGGGGAGGAAAGAAAAATGAAAACGAGCATACTTACAATACTCGCTTACTTCGTTATGTGTGGTGTGAGTTATGCGAGTGACGTATACATAACACAGTCGGGCGCAAGTCTTACTGCAAACATCAATCAAGATGGGCAGACCAATAAGTTCGGTGATTCAACCACGGCAGTTACCTTAACAGGTGATAACCAGACATTGGACATTGATCAGGTTGGTAATACTAATACGATTGCTGCATCTGTTGTAGGTGCAACACAAACATTGACAGTCAATCAGACAGGTAGTAGCAATACGTCTACTGTGTCTGTTGGTGCTAACTCTGCGTCTGATGACAATAGTATTATTCAGACAATCACAGGTAGTTCAAATACGACTACTGTGAACGTGGGTAGTTCTGCTTCAACTGATGATGCTGATGTTGATATCGTTGCAACAGGTGATAGCAATACTGTAACCATTAATGAAAACAGTACAGCATCAATGGTTGGTTCCGATAAGAAAGTGACAGCTGTTACTTTAATTGGTTCTAGTAATACAGTGACTTCAACACATACTGGTGCTGCTGACCAAGACACTACTCTACATCATACAGGTGCGTCTAGTACATTTTCGATTACACAGGGTGGTGCCCATGATGGTTCAACCGTCATAACAACAGTGGGGTCAGGTCATAATGTTACGGTTACTATGGACGATTAGTCTCATTCTCTTTAGTACCAGTGCTTATGGTGCTATTGGTAATGTGGTGCAACACAAGGGGAACGCTTCTGTTGAGAGGTCTGGGGAAAAGACTGATCTAAAGAAGGGTTCTGATATTGAGTTTAAGGACAACGTGCGTACTGGCAAGGGTGGCGTTGGTATCACTTTTGTTGATGATACAAATGTGGCTGTCAGCGCACACAGTTCCTTGGTGATTGATGAGTTTATCTATGACCCCAATTCTAAAACTGGGTCTAAGTTGGTGATGAACATCGCTATGGGTACAGTACGTTATGCGAGTGGTAACATTGCGAAACTGAGTAATCAGAACGTGGACATTCGGACACCGACAGCGA